TTCATTTTTTGTCTTATGCATTATCGTTTGTATGTATTCGTTATATTCTTCTTTAACATTTCCAGTATCTTCTGTAGAATTAGAATATTCTATATTATAATCACACCATAATTTATGTGTTTGTAAAAATTGTTTGAATGTTTTTTGTAATAATGATATTGTGTTATTTCTTGTATGAGTAGGAAGATACATAATAAATAGTAATGGATTTTCAATTGTTGATTTTCTTGATCCACGACTTGTTTGTGTATTTTCAATTTGTTTCATAATTGTTTTTCTCATTCGGTTCGTTGAAATAATATAATCAAAGAACCCTTTTAATATATCTATTCCATCAGTAGTTTTACATAATTCAAATTCTTCCGCATATTCTACTTCACCCTTTTCATTAATAATTTGTTTTAACGCAAACAACGAACCGCAATTATAACCAAAGTTAGTTCCATGATTAGCATTATATTCGTTTATCTCTTTAATTAACAATTCTGGAATAGAATGTTTCATTAATACCTGAGTAGGATGTTTTGAGTAATCTTTATTTAGAGTTTCATTTTCTAAACACTCTGTAAATGTATTTCCATGACGACTAACCATATAATCAATTATATATTCTCTATTTTTTACTGCTGGTTTTATCAATTCTTTCATATATGCTTCGTCTTCAATTTCCCATTCGTAAATACAAGAGCTATGAATACCATAATATTTTTTTGTTTTATCTGCGGTTCCTGAAGCAAATATATTTAGTTTTATATTTTTACGGATTTCTTCAACATCATTATCAACATCTAAAATTTCAGTTCTAGTTTTATCAGTGGACGACCCTTGATGTGATTCATCTGTAATAATTGCATCAAAACCCATTTTTTTTAATAAATCTTTTTTCTTACTTTTTCCATCTATTTTAAGATATTGAACGCTACAAAATACAATACCGTTAAAGGTTTCGTCAATTGTATCAAAATCTTCCTGTAATTTGTAATGAATATGTTTGAAATCAATATATTTTTCTAAATCATTCATAAAACTATTTATGGTTGCTGGAACAGAAGTCATTATTAGTATTTTTTTATAACCATGTTCTAATAAATATTTACATATTAATAACATAGTAATACTTTTACCGCTTCTTGGTTTATGTGCTATACACCACATTTTATGTTTATTTGTTAAAAACGAATTTATAAATTTTTTTTCTGTCATGTTTTGATGTAATTTTTTTATCAATTGTTGTCTTGGTGATAATAAATATTCCGCATTAATGAAATCAATAAAACCATCAATATCTAATATATTACTTGAAAATCTTTGACAAAACACATCTAACGCTTTAATTATATCCTTTTCATCAAATAATAATCCATTTTCTATAATTTTGTCGTGTATTTGTTTGTCAATATTTAGTTTATTTTTGTATTTGTGTTCTATGACAACTTCTTTATCCTTAACAACTAATCCAATTTTATAGTCATCTGTAATCTTTTGCTTTGTTATTGTGTTGTCAATTTTTGATACATCCGTTTCGCTATATTTGTTTTTATGTTTAATTGTAAATAAAACAAGTGTTGCCCCATGTTTTATAGCCATATCAACAATATTATTACCTCCTCCATCAACCTTCACCTTTAACAAAGAATTTATATTTTTTATTTGTTTTAAGTTTTGTAATTGTCCGTCATAAATTGCGGTATAATGTATATTTTCTATGCACTTTAAAAGGATAAGAATTTGACAAAGGGTTTCAAAAATCCATCCTTGCCTTCTTTCATCGTATAATTCTTTATTTTCCTTCATGATAACATCAAATAATTCTTGACCAGGTAAGGTTGTATTCGCTAACATATTCGCTAATACATCTTGACGAAGTAATTGATTAATAAATAGGATTCTTTCTTTATCCCTTATCACCAGTTTTTTAGATTTAGCCTTTTTTGTTTTCTTGATTTTGGTATCTTCACTCATCCTTTTGTAATTGTGTAGAATCGTATGTGAATGTATTCCTTTCATTTTTTCATTAAAGTTAATGTTTTCTATGATGAGTTCTTCCTATTCACATACGGATGGTTGTCGTGTTTGTCGGTAATATCTATGTCATGATACCTTGTTGGATATAAAGTGATAAAGTGTATCGGGTCATGTATGTTTAATAGTATTCTTTCAAACACCTATTACACCTTTTACACATTTAAAACTCCGATTTATTTAAAGTTTTTTATTTATTTCCTGAATATAATAAAAAAATGATTTACTTGTTATAAATATATTATTACATAACTTATATAAACTTTATCAATGATTACCAATTTTACAACGGACGAACTCAATGCCGAGTTGCTGAAGAGGGATTGTAAATTGAACCAAACTAACGGATATATCTATGTTAGAAATCATCCATCCTATGATGTTGATGATGCGTGTAAAATGGGTAAGACATATAATATTCCTAAAAGGGATTCACAATATGCTACTGGTGAGATTAAAAGAGGATATTTTGAAGCTGTATTTGAAGTTCCTATTGAAAAAATGGGAATGGTTGAACGCTTATTACAATATGAGTTTCGTGAATTAAATGTTAAACATGATGCTGGAACTGAATTTTACAATAAAAAAATAATTACTCTCATTGAACCTTATTTAATTACACTTGGAATTAAATATAAAAAATTATCCAAACAAGAAATTAGTGATTTGGTAAGATGTAATAGAGTAAGAAAAACAATACAAAAAATAAATATTCAATCATTAATTCATATACTAAAATCCAAGAGAACAAATAAACAAATTGAGTCCTATATACCAAGAAACGACCAAACTATTATTATTGGAAAATCCGTTATACATTTTCAACAACACGATAGAGGTATGCTTGTATTAATGTGTGGCGTAGGAAAAACTCTAATTTCATTATGGATTACACAAGAACTAAACTCAAATACTATTCTAATTGGTGTACCTAATAAATTATTATTGAAACAATGGGAAGAAGTTATTTGTGTTTTGTTTCAAAGTGTTCCGTATTTAATTGTGTCAGGTGGCGTAGAGATTGAAACTATAATGCGATTTTTAGAACATAATGAACCGAAATGTATTGTAATAACTACATATTCATCCGCACATAAAGTATATACTGCAACACAACATACAAGGTTTGTATTTGGTATGAAAATATTAGACGAAGTTCATCATTTAACTACAAATAATATGCGATTAGAACACACTACAAAAAAATATATTCAAATGTTAAACATTCCATCTGTAAAACAACTATCATTAACTGCTACACTTAAACAGCTTGAAAGTATGTGTGATGGCATTGTAGTTTCAAATGATAATGTTGACTATTTTGGAGAAATAATTGATAGAAAATGTTTGCTATGGGCGATTGATGAAAATATTATTTGTGATTATGTTATTCAAACCATTATTACAAATGAAGAACAATTAGAACAACAATTATCAAGATTTAATATTATAGAAGAAAATGATAAGAGATTGTTTTTGAGCGCGTTTGCATCTTTGAAAAGTATATTTGACGGACATTCACACCATTTACTGATATATTCAAACAATAAAGTTAATTCGTTAAAATTAATTCAGTATATAAAAATGCTTTTGGATGATAATTACTTTTATATACCTGATTTGTATTATTCAAATTATCATAGTGAAATGAAATCAAAAGACCAAAAAGAAATAATTAATAATTTTGAAAAAGCAAAGTTTGGAATAATTACTTGTGTTTATTGTTTAGGAGAAGGATGGGATTTTCCGTTATTGGATGGTGTTGTATTTGCTGAAAATATGACATCCAAGATTCGTATAGTTCAATCTGCGTTAAGAGCAAGTAGAAAAAACAAACAGGATACAAATAAAAAAACCAAAATCATTTTACCAATTTTGAATAGAGAGGACTGGTTAGAAAATAATGAAAATCCTGATTTGAAAAAAGTAAGAGAAGTTATTTATCAAATAGGATTAGAAGATGAAACTATTACTCAAAAAATCAAGGTGTTTAGAATTGATATTGAAAAACAAAAACCTAAATCAAAGAAAAAAGAAGAAAGAGAAATGGTTGATGAGTTTGGTGAATACGACGATGAACTAACGCAAACATTGAGGTTGAAAACAATCAAAAGAACTGCACTAAATACATCATATGAAAAAGCAAGAAAAATAATTGCTGATAAAAATATAAAAAGTAAAGAAAGTTACAATGAATTATGTGAGAGAGATAATAGATTATCCAAAGAACCTGAAATAGTATTCAAAGGACAATTTACAAACTGGATAGACTATTTAAGTATTGAACGAGTATATTATGATTTGGAAACTTGTAAAAATAAAGTAGGTGAGTATTTATTGTTGTATCCTGAAATTAAAAAACAATATTTGGACTTATCCATTGTAAATAGCGAATTATGCAAAATAGATGCTTTATTTCCGCCGAATGGATTATGGGTTGAATACTATAATGTAAAGGATTTGCGAGATATAATTACTATCACAAATAAGAAAAAGAAAATGGGTGTTATTTTGTAATTTATAAATGTTTAGATTAAGTAAAAAATCCTTTTTTTTTTATAATATAATAAAAAAATTGATTTAAAAATAAAGTAATATTATCTTATATAACTATGGCAATGTCAAAACATTATTCATGCGATTTGTGTAAAAAGGTGTTTAATCAAAAGATTGATTTCACAAGACACCAAAGTAAGAAGTCACCTTGTATCACACTATCTGAAATGCAACAAATTAGTCAAACCAATATTTCTAAAATGGATAATAAAACCACACTCATCAGTGTATTCAAAAGTTGTTTGAATATATTGAGAGACAATGAAGGTTTAACTGGTGAGAAAGCATTAAGAACTATGTCTTATTTGCTAATATTAAAATTACTTGAACCCCATTTTGGTAGGGAAATCAATATTGACGAGTATGAATATGATTTTACTCATATTGAAGATGAAATGATTGAAAAACATAAAAATAAATTATTAGAAATTGTTCGTTTCACACATCTTGCAAACGAAAAAGAAGATAATATTCCTGTAAATATGAAATATTTATGGGATGACATTTTATCAAATCATCCTACCACAAAAAATATATTCTTAAAAGGCAAAGGGTTTGATATCCAACATAAATCTACCTATAAAAAATTAATTGATAAATTAAACTCTCTTGACAAGACAAATACAGAATACGATGTGTTAGGCAATGCTTATGAAGAAGTTATTCAAGATATTATGACAGGTAAAGTGTTGGGTCAATTCTTTACTCAACCATTAATTAAGAAAATGATGGTGACACTTATTGACCCTCAAATTTATCCGGATGGAAAAATAGATACATGCGGAGACCCTACTATGGGAACAGGTGGGTTCTTAATCACCTATTTACAAAATATTATGCAACAAGCAAAGAATAAACATATTAAACTTGATTGGGATTTTATTAAGAATGAAGGATTATATGGTAAAGAATTAGAACCAGATACATATCAATTAGCAGTTTCTAATATGTTAATCTCAACAGGACATATGTTTGAAAAATTGGATAGAGGGGATAGTATTCGTGTTCCAATTACAAGAAAGTTTGATAATATACTTGCTAATCCACCATTTGGAATTAAAGGATTGAAATATGATGATTTTGAAAGTCCATTGAAACGTGAATATGTTCCAATCAAAACAGATAATGCGGTTAGTTTGTTTATTCAAGCAATCATTTATATGTTAAAGATTAATGGTAAATGTGCGGTAGTATTACCTGACGGACAAGATTTATTCAGTAAATCTAATAATACATTAGTTGCAATTAGAGAATATTTATTGAAAACGTGTGATTTGAAAGAAATTATCTATTTACCATCAGGTATATTTACCTATACAAGTATTAAGACTTGTGTGTTCTATTTTGTGAAAAAGAGAGAAGGCAATGATGTTTTGGAAACCAAAATTAAAATCGGAAAAACTCAAAAGGAAACTGGACGAGATTACAAGTTTTCAAAAACACATCAAACAACCAAAGTAAAGTTTTATGATTACAATCCGTATGAAGATATTAAGAATCTATTGGTTGAGGTTCCGATTGAAAAAATCGCATCGAACTCATACTCACTAAATTATGCCGAATATATGAAAGACGATGTAGAAGAAGAACAATACGAAGAAGGTGTTGTTGTGAAAACTTTGGGCGAAGTATGTAATTTTAAAAATGGTAAAGGAATAAAAAAAGATACATTAGTTGAAGGAGAATATCCTGTAATTGGTGGAGGACAAAAACCTATGGGATTTCATAATGAATATAATGCAGATGAAAATACAATATTATGTTCTTCAAGTGGAGCATATGCTGGATTTATTAGTAAATATGATAAAAAAGTATGGGCGAGTGATTGCTTTTCAATAATACCAAAAAATAACTCAATCAATAACACTTATTTATATTATTTATTAAAGACTATCCAAGACAAAATATATAAGTTACAAACGGGAACAGCACAACCACATATTTATTCAAAGGATTTACAAAACATAAAAATCCCCATCCCTCCACTTGAAAAGCAACAAGAAATCGTCAAATATTTGGATTTCATCTATGAGAAGGCGAATAAAACAAGTCAGGAAAAAATCAAAGAGTTGAAAACATTGAACAAGTTCTGTTTAAATACTCAAAAAATGTTTGGCGAGAATGTTGTAAAAACCTTGGGTGAAGTTTGTAGTACAATTAAAGGCGAAAAACGTAATAGTAAAGATGGAAAAGAAATAGGATTATATCCATTATATTATTGTTCAATATTAGGATATTTATATTTAGATACATTTGATTATACTGGAGAAGGCATTATTATTAATAAGACAAATGGTTCTGGAAAAGCAATGATATATTTTGGAAATGATAAATATAACGTAGGTAAAACAACACTACACTTCAAATCAAAAAGTAATATAATTATTACAAAGTATATTTATTATTATTTATTACATAACATACCATTAATTGAAAAATATTTTAAAGGTGCTAATCAAAAATCTATTGTCGAAGAAGATTTATTCAAAATAAAAATCCCCATCCCATCAATTGAACGACAAAAAGAAATCGTTGAATATTGTGAATATAATGATACACTCATCAAACAATTAGAAAAAGAAATTGAAAACAATAAAAAACAAGCAGAGAAGTGTATTACAAGTATTGTAAAAAAAGTTCTTGAAGAACAAGATGATACAATTTCAGTAAATACTGAACCCATTGATGAAATAACATCTATTGAAGAAGAAATCATAATTGAACCAAAGACCAAAGTTATTATCAAGAAAAAGGTTAAGAAACCTCTTGTTATTGAAGACGAAGATGTAGTTTTATAAACTATTTCTGGTAAAAAGGTAGGTATATTTAAAGTAGATATCTTAGTACCATTGGTTAGATTTTGTCTTTGTTTTTGATTTGGGTTTAGATTTTCGGGTTTTTTGTTTAGACGCGGATACAGGAGTATACTTTAAAAACCATTCTTCATATTCTTTTGTATCACGTTTATCCTTTAATTTTTCAAACATTTCCGTTTTTTCATTACGCATCGTTTCCAACGTAGATTGTTCTCCAATACAATTTAAACTAAACCGTTTTAAAAGTCCCTTTTGTTGTAATCTATTTTTAGATTGTACTATAAATAGGTATTGCGACATACAAAATATACGATCATGGTCATAATAGGGACGATTCGCATATAAAAAAGCTAAATAAAAACTTAACATGGTATCTATGGTGGCGACTTTAATGGATTGATTTTTTATGTAAATTACATTATAACTATGACATGCGATCGGTTGATAGATAAATGATACGGTATCTTCATTTACGATAATTTCATAATGAGGTGCAATGATTTCACCAAGTCCTTCCCATTTTTTATGTTTAACTTTTTTAAATCCTTTTTCACGTAACCGCTCCACAATTATATTTGCAGAACCCAGCGGGT